AAAGCCCCTTGAGGGCTTTCCTTAGGCTTACGCCTAGAGACATGAAGTCTCGGGTGTAAAACTGCTATGGTTGCTTATAGCAACTAAAACATGGAGTTTAAGTTGTGACAGAAACAACCAGAGTCCGTTCACGTTCCTCGGCATACTCCCGCACTAATTGTTGGGTCGATTCAATGACTGATGTCAAAGATACCGAATTCCTCAAGAAGCGCGATCGAGGTGTGCTTGTCTGCCATCCCATGACCTCCATTAAGTATAAGGGAGGTCCTGCTAGCCATGTCGGCTTTAGATCAACACAAGTCGACATTATGCCTCCTACGTACTATCCTGATACGTATAGGCTTCATGGCTATGTGCCTTTGCTTTCATGTGTTCCTTCCACGGCTTATTCGTCGTGGGCTGCTATGACTGTTGCTACGGCCAAAGGCCGTTGCGATACAAACATAGGGAACCCTGAATGGACACATGATGCCTCAGTGTTACACACTGAGCTCTCGTCCAGGCTAAGCCAAGGGATTGCGTCTTCTCTAGTGTCTGCAGCTGAAGGTTTAAAGACCTTTCGAATGATTCGGAAGGCTATAAACTTGCTAAAGACTCCCCTAGAGGACGCGCGCGAAGAACTGAAGATCGCGCGTAGACTACTTATGCGTCAAGACTGGCGCGGTTCCTTCTACCGTAAAAAGGTGTTGGATCGTGCTACAGACGCGTGGTTAGAGGGGCGATACGGGTGGAGGCCATTCATTTATGACGTTATCGGTCATGTTGAAGCTGCTAGGAAGGCAGCGACCGAGAGGCGTACTGTGAAGGACTTCTTTGTTGTCAAACAAGTCAACAAGACGTTCGACCTCGAGCCCGTGAAGTTTGGTCTTTCCAACGGATCGGAGATTAGAGTTACTCCTACTCGTAATGAGACCTACTCAAGAGTCGTATCCTGCGGGCAAACCGCTGACTTCGCGGCCTGGGTTAATCCCAGTTTGCGCAAGTTTGGAATCTACGACCTTGCTGGAACGGCATGGGACCTAGTCCCACTGTCGTTTGTTTATGATTGGTTCATAAACATTGGCGATATTTTGCGATCTTTGCAGACCTTCGCCCTTGTTGATGAGCGTGTGGGGTGGACAACTTTAGTTGATTCTATGTTGTACACTTACACATGCAGGGTTGACTCGCCCGGCCCCATTGAAGATCAATGGTGGCAGGTTTACGTGACTGAGATGCTTTTACCTGATTGGAAAGAGTCTTACGAAGCAAAGCAACGCCTCGTAGTTACAGACTTCCGACCTTTCATAGGTTTAAGTGCGAACCTTGATCTTGCAAAAATCACGGATCTCGCAGCTCTTGCTAAGCAACTCCTCGTCAAACGTGCAAACTATCGCACGCATGTTGACACTCGCGGTCTGCATTAAAACTGCAGGCGAGTCTTTTATAACCTCTTACTATTGGTACAGGAGTACCTCTTATGGGTACAATTACTGTTGTTGAGAATGCAGTAAACTACGTCTTCACGCCTGATTCGGTAAAACCGGATTCAATCGTGTATGCGTATTCTGGGTCTACGCTTGCGTTGCCCAAAACTTTACTGGTTCGCCGGGTTTATCCCAAGAAAACTGGGACCTACCCAGGTAATGCTAGGTCAAGCACCAAGCTTACTTGGAACGTTTCAGATCCTGCCGGTGGTGTCGCTCCGATTATTACGGAACTAACCATGTCATGGCGGGCTGACCTGGATATTGTGGACGTAACGTTAGCCCGCAAAATCCTTGCTCAGGCCATTCTGGATACGGAATTAGGGAATTTTTATGAGACCCTACAACTTCCGACCTGAATATGAGGCGTCCGACTTTTGCGAAAGACGTTCCTTTAGGAGCGTTTCCCTCGTTAAGTTGGTTTTCATACTCGTCTTCTCCGCCGTGACATTCATCGGCGGTACCTTACTGTTATCACAGGAGTTAATCCGTGGTCTCCAGACCAGTATCGCGTCACTTGGATGCGTCCGGGACGAAATGTCACCGGGACGTCACGACGAATCCCTTGGTGTCCAAGAGCTTCTCAAGGATAGCAAGCGACAACGTTGAGGTTAAGAGTGTTGATTATGTCCTTCTATACAACACTCTTGTCGATTCACTCTTTGCGAACGAAGCTCCTTATAGGGTCGATTCGATCCTAGATGTACCTCGAGTTTCGAAAGAGTACGAGGCCCTCCTTCCTGCTGCCCGTGATTTTGGGTGCCCGGCCACTTATTATCGGATAGCTCAAGCTTGTAGCTTTTTCAAAAAGCTAGAGTTAGAGATTCCGCAGTGGCGCCGAGCCCAAGACAAAGAGGCTTTGGCTAGTTGGAAAGGCTCTGAAGCGCTTTGCAAGGAGCAAAACGCTAAGTTGTGGCACTTAAAAATGCACCCTCTTAGCGAAGCTGAAAGTGCTTTGGGAATGACTATCTCAAAAGTTCGAGATGAAATTCATCAGTTGCTAGGTGAATTTCCACCTGAGTTTTCTCGGGTGAGTCGTTTTTGTAAATTTGGACCTGGGGTTTCCCTTTCCACCCATAGAGATGAGCTTGATCCAATTCTTAAATGTGTGAATCCATCTGCTCTACCTTCTCAGGTAGACGATGTCCGTTGGTTGCTTAAAAACACGCCAATGGGTAAAGTGGTTCTTACATCAGTGACGGGTCGAGAGTTCCGCTCTTTAGGGAACCCGCTAAGCACTACAGAAGTGGACTTAGCGATGAAACAAGTCCAGTGGATCGACCATGAGAAATATGCCACCGTTCCTAAGTCGCTCGCTACTCGGCGAACGATTGGCGTGGGTGGCTCTTTGTCGACATGGATACAGCAGGGTTATGATGGTTTTATCCGTCATAAGCTGTCAGATGCATGGAATATTGATCTTTCCGATCAACTTCCAAATCAGCGCTTAGCGCGCCTTGGATCTGTGCATGATGGTGACATTCCTTGTACCATCGATCTTACTGACGCGTCAAACCGTATAGCATATGGTTTGATTCCTATGACCTTTAGTCGGCCATGGGCCCGCCTATTGAATGCGAATCGAGCTAAGTTCACACTTATGCCCGATAAATCGCTATGGCTGAACGAAAAATTCAGCGCAATGGGTAACGCCTTGACTTTCTCCCTTCAGACTGTCTTTTACGCGGCCATTGTTAGGTCAGTTTGCAAAGACCTGGGTCTTGTAAAAGGAAGGTGGAGAGTCTATGGAGACGACATCATAGTGCCAAAATGCTGCTACCGTGAGGTAATAGCTAGGCTTAAGGTCTTGGGCTTTGAGCCCAATGAACTTAAAAGCTTTTCCGAGGGTAATTTTCGGGAAAGTTGTGGTGCCGATTTCCTACATGGAACGAATGTCAGGCCGTGCTTTGTGAAAGAACCTATTCGCACAGTAGCTGATTTGTACAAGTACGTCAACATGATGAACTTGGCTTCAGCGAATGCACCAATACCGGCTAGCCTTTATCGCGACACCCTTAAGGTGTTGCTAGGCTATGTACCCAAAGAGTTTTTAGTCTTTGGGGAACCAACGGAAGTCCTGGATAGTTATATCTGGGACAGTGCGTTTAGTGGCTTGCCACGTAGGTTGTTATGCAAAGGCTTTGATAGCGAGTCGCTGCCGAGCCCTCAGTGGGCTCTTTGGCGTACTTTGCTTACAGAGCATTCGGAAGATAGTCACTACCGTCTTAGGAAAGGACGCGTAGAGATTACTGGCGAGGGCCAATCGGTTATAACCGGTAGGCCTAAGTGGTCCCTTAACAGAAGCGCTAAGCTTTTTAGGGCCCTGCCAAGGGGTAAGGACTTGATGAGTCCGTTCTTTATGTTAAGCTAGGTATAGAGTCCTAGTGTACCCGGCTCCTCTACGGAGGATGAGTCAGGATGATTCAGGAACAGTGCA